AGTTTGGAATATCGTCTCCGTTTGCTCCGAGAGGCGAGACGGCGAAAAAGCCGAATTGATTTTCTATCATTTTGCGAGGATGCGCTCGCGCCGTTCGGTCAAAAGCCCGGCTTGCACCATAGATTGTTAATTCAGGCTTTGCAGAATGTGGCAGATGGTCACATTCCACGCCTCATGATCAACATGCCGCCTGGGTCTGCAAAGTCTACATATGCCAGCGTTCTATTCCCTGCATGGGTGCTCGGATACAAGCCGGGTATCAATCTAATCGGAGCGTCGAACACAAGCCTGTTAGCGGAGAGCTTTTCCCGCCGCGTCATGCTCACGGCCAAGGATCACGCTTCAACGCTTGGCTACACGCTGGGCCGGGAAAGCGTCGAGAATTGGGACACAAGCACACGAGGGACATACCGCGCGGCAGGCGTTGGCGGGGCCATTGCAGGCATTAGGGCCGGTGGCGTGATGATTGACGACCCGACCAGATCGCGAGCCGATGCGGAAAGTCTCACGGTCCGAGAAAGCCAATGGGCATGGTTCACCGGCGACCTTCGAACGCGCCTCAAGCCGGATGCTTGGATAGTCGTCATCATGACTCGATGGCATATGGACGACATGGGCGGCAGGCTTTTGGAGCGCCAGCCGGGCCTATGGGAAGTGATCAGCCTCCCAGCCATCGCGGAGCAAGATGACCCACTAGGCCGGGAGCCCGGCGAATGGCTTTGGACCGATGACGAGTACGGCTATGGACGGGAACTGCAAAAGGTCCATGCGGAATACGAAGCCGCTGGCGCCATGCGGGATTGGGCGGCGCTCTATCAGCAGAAGCCGGTTGCAAGCGAAGGGTCGCTATTCAAGATCGGTCAGATCGAAGTCATCGACGCTATTCCGGCTGGGACCATGTTCGCGCGGGGATGGGACTTGGCGGCTACCAAACAGGTCGGCACGCGAAATCCAGACTGGACGGCTGGAATCAAGATAGGTCGCATGCCAAACGGGAAATTCCTTGTCGCCGACGTGACCAGGGTACGCGAGGGACCGGACGGCGTAGAGGCTACCATCATCAACACTGCAAACCAGGATGGCCCGACCGTTCGGGTAGGATTGCCCCAAGACCCAGGCCAAGCGGGCAAGCAACAGGTGCTTTACCTCACTCGCAAGCTCGCGGGCTATCGCGTGGAAAGTTCTCCCGAAAGCGGCGAAAAGGAAACCAGGGCGAGCCCGTTTGCATCTCAAGTCAACGTCGGGAATGTCTGCATATTGCGTGGCGAGTGGATTTCAGCGTATCTTGACGAACTCGCTTCGTTTCCAGGCGGGATGAAGGATGATCAGGTGGACGCTTCGTCACGGGCCTTTGCGATGATTAGCGAGCGGCCTGCCATGGTCATCACGTCGTCGTCTTATGCTCAACAGGCGCGGGCGCAAGCCATTGGCGCAAGGGCTCGCCCCGCATGACCAATTGGCTAACGCGACTGTTCGGGCGGAAAAGCGTAGCGCCAGCCCCAAAGGAGACGCTAACGCCGTCGCCGGGTCCGCGTTATCAGGCGATGAAGATAGCGTCTAGCGCACACGCGGTTCGCGCTCGCATGGACCGCGACAAGCCGCCGATGACTTTCGATCAGATGTTCCCGGTTGCGCCACCGCCTCCTGGCGCGCCCGAAGGGCTACAGGTTGCCATGGATAGCAACCTGACGATGATCTGGGGCTATGCCAATCAGGGCTACTACGGCGAGGGTGTTCAGTGGCTTGGCTTCCCGTACCTCGCCGAACTCTCTCAACGCGCGGAATATCGGATGATGACTGAGACACGCGCCAAGGAAATGACGCGGGAGGGTTTCGAGCTAATCAGCGCGGCGGATGATGACGAGACAGCGGAAAAGCGCCTCGCGGACTTGGAGCAGGCATGCAGGGATTTCCATGTCATCGAGCGCCTTCGTGTCATGTTCGAGCACGATGGCTATTTCGGTGGCGGTCATATCTACATCGACACTGGATCGGGCGATAAGCCGCAAGAGCTAATGAGCCCGCTTGTGATCGACGCGGCCAAGATACCAAAGGGAGGGCTTAAAGGCTTTCGCAACGTCGAGCCCATGTGGATTTATCCAGGGACGTACAACGCGAACGACCCATTGCGAGATGACTTCTTTCGGCCTGATCTGTGGTATGTGAACGGCAAGACGGTGCATCGCTCAAGGCTTCTCACGGCCATAAGCGCGCCGGTTCCCGATATCCTCAAGCCCGCATATTCATTCCGGGGCGTGTCGATGTCACAGAGGGCAAAACCCTATGTTGATAACTGGCTAAGGACGCGGCAATCAGTCTCGGACATAATTCATTCGTTTTCGATCACCGTCATTCTGACAAACCTCGCCGCTCAGTTGGGCGGCTCGCCTTGGGATACGATCTACAGCCGAACCGATGAGTTCAACGCCATGCGAGATAATCGCGGCGCGTTCGTTGTGGACAAAGAAACCGAGGATATCAAAAACGTCTCGACGCCGCTCTCCACGCTCGACGCATTGCAAGGGCAGTCTCAAGAGCAACTTTGCTCAGTCTCGCGAACGCCTACGGTCAAGCTGTTAGGCATACAGCCTGCCGGGCTCAATGCGTCGTCTGATGGCGAAATCCGCGTCTACTACGATGATATCTCCGCGATGCAGGAACATATCGGAAGCCCCATTCTCAGGACGATGCTTGACTGCATCATGTTGAACATGTGGGGAGAGATCGACCCTGACATTGCGTTTAAGTGGAAGCCGCTCTGGCAACTGGATGAAGCGGCGGAAGCTGTCGTGCGAAAGACCGATGCGGACACGGCGTCCGTCTATATCGAGGCTGGCGTTTTGTCGCCGGAGGATGAACGCACCCGTCTTGCCAATGACAAAGACGGACCATGGGCAGGCTTGGACCCTGATGACCTGCCCGAACCGCCCGACATGGGATCAATGTCAGGCGAGGGAGGCGACCCGGCCAAGGGGCTAGGCGAAACCCGTAACGAGGAGCGCAGCGGCGTATGACCGTCTCGCGCCTAACCGTATCGGGCACAAAAATCTATCTGCCATCGGGAACGCCCTATGTTCCGGTCGGGCTGAACATGCCGATGGTGAATTACATTCCCGGCCAGGATGCTCGGATTGCTGCTGCGATGGGATCAAACGTCGTGCGGTTGCTCATTTCGTGGTGGTATGACGGCTCAAATCATTGTTCGGTGCAAATCCCGAACACCGCGCAAGACAGCTTCAGCGCCACGTCGCCGGGCTATATCGACCCTACCAAACTGGCGGAGTGGATATCAGCCGCTCAGGATTACATCGCCCTTGGAATTTGGCCAATCATGGCGGTTCGCGGGGCCGATTGCAATTTCGGGACATACATTGAACCGACCACGGGGCTGCCTGTTACAGAGCTATTTCGGGCCATGTGGGCGTATGTGTCCGCCCAACTGGTCAGTATTTCCGGCATAGCGGCCTATGAACTGCTATCCGAACCCGCGCCGACTAACAACCATTTCGACAATTCGAACAACCCGGCCACGGGCCACGGGCCATCCGACAAGGGGCCGGGGACCGCGTGGCTGTTTAATCAGGTCATTCAATCGATCAGACTGGTGGACACGATCACGCCCATAGTGATCGGCCCGGCTAATACGTACAACATTCGCAATGTCTCGCAGCTTCTGCCGAACATCTACCCTGCGAATATGAATAATATCATTGTGACGGCAAACTTTTTTGAATTGGGGTCAGTGCATTATAGGGGTCCGCAAAAACCAGGAGGTTACGTCCGCCAATTAAACGCTTACCCCGGCTTTCAGAATGGAAGCTATAATATGGCGTATCCCGGCTATTTTTACGATACGATGGGTGACAATCCCCGATCCGGGCCGACACCATATCCAGGCCGGGGCGGCTTGGTATATATGGATAGTGTGTTTCTATCTGGACTTGCCGCGATTTTGCCGGAACAGTGCAACGTATTTAATGTGCCATGTTTCATTGATCAATTCGGCAACGCCACCGGAACGCCGGGAATGTATCAGTACACTAGCGACGTGTGCGATATATTTCTTAGTCTGGGAATTGGGTTTATTTATTGGGTACAAAGAATACCGGGAACCATTCCGAACGGGGCAAATGCGGGATTGATATGGCAGGATAAAGCTAATGTTTGGCATGTGAAGAATGGCCAAGACCCGTCAACCCTCATCCTGAACCCTAACAACACATTCGGTGGACAATCAACGGACGATTATTACACGCTTTTGTCAGATAAATTCGCTCAAGTCTCGCCCTATACACCCATACCCACGCCTCCACCTCCGGAGCCAGATATCACCGTGACCCTATCATCCATTTTTGACGCGCAAGGCAACATGACGCTTCCTAGTCGATCTGGGGGAAACTTCGTCGTTCAGTTTCAAAACCAGGGCGTCCCGATGGACGTTAGGGCGAGTGCGCTTTATTTCGAGGTCGGCGTCGCGCCTCCCCTTCCTCCATTGTTCAGAACACCACTACAGGCCGCGCCAGTGGCCGCTACAGGGACCGGCTCGATTTCAGGGCTTGTTATGTCAGTGACGGCACAGACCTATGGCACGTTTGCCGTTGGTCAGCTCGTCACGGGGGCGGGAGTAACCGCCGGGACGATGATTACAGGTCTTTTGTCCCCGAACGGGTCAACGCTCAACTACCAACTGAACACGACGCAGGTTGTGGCGAGCACGATGCTAACGGCCATTGATCCGTCAACGCGGGCGATCTACCTGACGGCCAACGAGATCAATCTGCTTCCGATAGTCAATGATCCGTTTACCCAACTCAGCG